CTGCTGTACCCCGTCCGAGGCTTCGGTCTCGGACGCACCCCTCTTTAGCCTGCCCCTCGCAGCGCGTCAATTACTTCCTACCCCATCCCAAAGCAGCCGGCCGTCCATATCCGGCGAACTTGATCTTAAGCCAATCCCTCGATCGGCCCCGCTGATACGTTGAGTCCATCCGCTTGGCGACCATGCCTTCCAAACCTAGCTCCTGGACGTGCTCAAAGACGAGCTTTCCTTCGTCCTCAATCCCGCTCGCATAGATCAGCGTACCGGTATTATCAAATGATTTTCGAAGATGTAGCTTGCGTTCAGTGAGTGGCAGAGCGCGTATGTCGGCGCCGTCGATGGATAAAGCGTCGAACACGTACAGCCTGGCCGGATCAGACTTCGCCGCGGCGCGGACATTCTTCGGCGTTTTCGTGACGGCACGCTGGCGAAGCCTGTCAAAGTCTGATCGCCCGGTGTCATCGTCGACGGTCAGCTCGGCATCCCATACGAAGTCTCCCGGTACACTTTCGACCGCCCGCACGACCTCTGGAAACGAACCGTTGAACAGATTGCCATTGCGACTCCAAAGCTTCACGTCGTCGCTCGCTTTCACGATCAGGCATCGAAACCCGTCGTACTTGAGCTCGAACAGCCAGTCAGGATCGGAGAATGGTCGCGGGTGGAGCGTAGCCAGCATCAAATTCGACGCGTCAATCACGGTAGCGAGACGTCCAAGCCCACGCAAGCGCCAGCTTCGCCCATGCGTCGTCTTTTGGGCAGCCCGTCACGTCACACAGGTGCTCGAAGTCCTCGGCAAGAGTATGTCCGTGCTCGTTGCGCTTGGTCGGATCAGGCAGCACGACTTCTAGAATCGCTTCAGGGTTGCGGTACTCGAACATGGCGTCACCTCCTTGTCCGCTCACCAGCAGAAATCGGACCTTCGTCGTCGGCGCCTATGGCGCGAATCCACCCGGAACATCCGCGCTCCGGATTGGCGCGAACCTGTTTGAGTCCGTCACGCAAGCAAAGAGCGTGAGACCCGCCCGCGACATCGCCTCCCCAGCGCTCGCAGAGACGGCAGTGTCGGTCGGTAGTTGGACTGTCAAAGAGACCCATAGCTCGATACTGTGTTTCCGTACAGTATAGCGAGATTCACGGAGTCATGAGAATTCTGAAATTAGCAGAAAAAGACACACCAACGATTTCAGGTATCTCTATCGAAAACCTTGAAACCCTTACTGGTGGCTGGTGCCGGGGACCGGACTTGAACCGGCAAGCCGTTAGGCGGCGGATTTTAAGTATTGCTTCACTGTTCGTTTACACAGGCTTTAGGCTTGCCTGTCACGGTAAATCAAGGGTTTGCGGCTGTGCAAATGCTGTATATGTGAACAGTGGGTAGCGATGTTTTAGCAGAAAAAGGCACACCCTCTATCGCTTCTTGCCGATCTCGCTGATAGCGCTCGCAAGCTTGTCTGTGACCAGATGAGAATAGCGCTTCGTCGACACAACCGACTTGTGCCCGAGGACGCCGCCGACCGTGAACAAGTCGATTCCTGCGTTGATCATTTCCGACGCGGCACCGTGGCGCAGGTCATGAAATTTTGTCTCTGGATGGCCAGCCAATTCGCGCGCTTTCATCCACTCGGTCTCGAACTGCTTCACTGTGACCGTGAACCGAACCCGGCGCGCTAGTACGGCGATGCGCGGGTGAATTGGCACGATACGCGGTCGACCATTCTTTGTGTCCGCCAGCGAGAACCCCTGCCGCGTCACTTTGGCCTTCATTATCTCACCGCGCCGCATGCCCGAGTAAAACGCTATGCGGATGGCCGCGCGAACCTGGCGATTCGTACAGGCGCGCGCGATCTCCAGCATCTCCTCTCGTTGAGGATAATGATGGCGCTCGTTGTTAACCGGGGGGATGACCATCCGAGACGTCTGGTCAACGTCCAGGCGGCCGACCTTGTGGGCATACTTGATAGCTGCCCGGATGTACGCGAGGATGTTCCGGATAGCGCCGTCGGTCAGTGGACGCTTCGGGCGCCCGTTGCGGTCCTTGCTGGCCCGGAGATAACCGACAAACCCCTTCGACCAATTGTGCAGGTCAGTCGCGTCTTGATGCGAGTATTCCGGGCCCCACTTTTCCAGGATCTGGATTCGCTTCGTGGCGTCCTTCCAATCCCCGCTCTTGTCGGCCACGTGTGTGCTCACGCACTCGCCAATAGTTACGACCACCTTCCTTGTTCCGCTGGCGAGCGCGTAAATCTCCGCTTCCCACTTCCTCGCTAACTCATCTGCTTCCTTGGCAGATATTCCCGGAGGGAGAAGCTTGGTTTTTCGAACCTGCTCACCCTCGACGACACGCTTGAACGTCCAGCGGAGGCGCTTGCGGCCGGCCTTTGTAATGGTTTGGATTGACATGATGCGAGGAAGTCGTAGAGAGAATCAAGATCGTAGACATACGTCTTGTGGCCAAGGCGATAGCGCTTGATGTGCGTCCCGCCCCGGTCGATTCTGCTGATTGATGCGTATGGCACGCCGAGGATGGCGGCGGCCTCCTTCGCGCTCACGCGCTTTCCTTCGGCGATACCCATTCAACCTCCCAATCCTTATGTGTTGTTTCAATCACGCGTTGTGCTTCTTTCATCATGCTGCCCGTTTCTCCGCTGCAAAAACATCCTGAAGCGCCTTGATCGCATCGGCATACAGGCGATCCTTCCAGCGGCGTCCGGCGTAGTTACCTCGCCTGCTCGGTGGTGCCATCCCCAATTCAAAGCTTCGGGCCTTTTCGCTCACGGTCACCGCGCCGTGTCCCGGCCATTCGATGACGACGCCATAGCAGCCGATCTCTTCGCGCGTCCAGCCTTCCGGCAATGTTGGATCGCTCATCCCACCACCTCCCCTTCCTCCAACTTCTCGAGCGCCTCAAGCGCCAGTCGCAGGGCGAATTCCGTGCGTGGACGGTCTGCGTTATTGGCAATCGCCCATCGGAGTTCGTCCTTTAGCGTTTCGATTTCTGTCATGGGGAGCCTTTTGCGATTTCTTCCTCAATTTCTCGATCGATGCTACGGAGCTTCCGTGCGCACTCGGTTTCCACCTCATAGCGGAGCGCTTTGAGCGCCAGCAGCTTCGTGCTGTATAGCCAGCGCGCACCCTGCGAGGTAGTGCGATTCGTCTGGCCTCGACCATGGTTTATGGAACTTGAACACGCCGGCTCTATGCGCCCATAAGACATGCCGCCGACGTGCAGAAAACCAGTGGAGAGTTCATTCCCCTTCGGCGGCGCAACATCTGGTGCTACGGGTGCCGTGCGCCTCAGGGCGCATTCAGTCAATGCCGCTTCAAGCGTTTCGCGCTCTTTTTTGTTCATCGCCATGTTTTCGGCTCCCTAACCACATTAATTCCCGCCGCAGACAGCGCCACGGCAACCTTGTCCTGCGAGTCGTCGGCCATCATCTGCGCAAACTTGCTGCAAAGGTCATGCACCTGATACGTCGTAGGCTGCTTTGCCAGCGAGAAGGAGCGGTGCGATTCGTCGAATGCTCGGCGGCTGTTGGTGTGGTTCATCATGGTCCCACGTTGATTGCAAACACCCTCACCGGCTCAGGCCCGAAGTGCGGGTGCAGGATGGTTCGTTCGACGTAGCCGCGCCACGGCTTGAGAATGCGGCGGTCCCAATCGTCGGCCTTCGGGTAGCCGAGCGTCAGGACGATTCGACCGTAGTGGCGATTCACCAGGCGCTTCGTCCAGTACTCATTCACAAGCCGATACTCTTCCGGCTTGTCACCGCGCTTGATGGCGTGGAAGTATTCGGCCTTGAGCGGCAAAACCAAGGTTGGCAGATTCATCGGCTCGCCTCGAACATGTCGATCGTCTTCGTGTCGCGCTCGGGCTCGGGCTGTAGATTGGCGATGATGTGGCTCAAGCGCGTGCTGCCGTCGCCACCATATGGCAGGCACTGGCCGTCCCAGCCGACCTTCGCAAGGTCCGCCTCGCTTGTCATCGCAGTAGCTGCCGAATACTTGATCTGATCGCCCAAGGCATCGCCGAATATCTCGCGCTTCTCGTGTTCCGCGACTACACGGGCATGCTGCTCGTTATCCGCCATCACAACGGCAGTCAGGCTGATCGTTAGTGCATACGGTTTCATTTCACTCCTTTTTAGAAAGAGCGCGGATAGCCTCGGCGCATTTGTCCGCGCCGTCAGACTCTCCAGCCACATAGCTATCTGGCGGCATGCCGTGATTGGCGAACTCGCCATGAAGTTCCTCTCGCTTACGGACGGCCACGATGTTCGCCTCTTCCGGGGTATTGAACGAACCCAGGTAATACTGCTTCCTATTGAAATTCACTAATGCGCAGTACTTGCCTTTACGCTCGATAACACCCTTGTAACCGGTTGGATTGTTTCTCAGCAATCCTTTGTTGAGTCCGTTTTGTCCGCTTGTGCATACCCGTAGATTTGCGCGTCGATTGTCGAGCGTGTCCCCGTTGATATGGTCCACCTGCAATTTTTCGCCCTTATTAAGTCCGAACAAAAATCTGTGCAGATAGAGCATGAGCCGTTTATTCGTGGCAACCGTCACTTTCCTGCACGCGTACCCCTTGTTGAAGTACCACTTCATGGCCGACAGAGCCTCAAAATCTTCGTCGTCTACGATTGCAACCTTGCCCTGGGTAAGAGGAATGCTCTTCATTTATTTCTCTCCCGCTTTCTGTGACAGAGCGGCCGGAAGCGGCTTCCAATCACCGTCCTCGGGCTTGCCAAACGACAGGCCCGGTGTGAACACAAGGTTCTCGGTATATCGATCTTCGCAGCGATTCGCGCGAATCCACGATAATGGCCAGCACACTTCCCCGAATTCCCGCTTTCCGACGATGCGATATTTCATCTGCGTGCCATCATCGTGCAAGGCAACTCCGTCTCGATCACAGTCGGCGCCGTACTCAATGTTGTCGCCCTTGTATAGAAAGAAGAAACGTGACCCGACCTTCACGCCTAGTTCGCCCAGGTCGTTGACGATCCACTGCGGCTGCCACGCATCCCGCCCGTCTCCATTCTCAAGAGCGGCGGTGGGAGCGGTGGCATTCAACCGCTGCTCAAGCTGATAGTCAGTCAGCCATTCGGTTGTGTATCCGTCCAGCGTTCCATCAGGGTCCGGCGACAGACAGTCACCATCAGCACCGCTGTAGTTTTCGCCATTCCAAGTCCACAACGAAAGTCCCTCGCCGTCATAGTTGCGGTCGCGGATCAGAGCGAACTTGTGCGCCACCGCCTCTTTCCCTGCTGCCGCGAGTAGAGCGTCGCGCTCGGACTCAAGGGCGGTTAGGCGGGCGTTGAGCCGTTCGTTTTCCTCGGTTAGCAGCGCGTTTGCCTGTCGCTCAGATGCGAGCACTTCGGGCGACGACTCGGCGAGCGCCTTCTCTGCCAACCCTTGACGAATCGACGCGTCACGGATCGTCGCGTCGGCGAGAGACCGGGCGGCGTTAGCCTGCTTGCGAATCGCTGCTTCCAACTCGGCAATGCGGGCGGCTTGCTGCTCGATCAGGTCGGCGGCTTCCGTGGCAATCGACGGGACAGAAGGGATCGGAGCGCGCGTCTCGTGAAACAGGCGCAGCCGCTTAATCAGGTCTTCAACCATTATTTGTCTCCTTGGCGAGGGCGCGGATAAAATCAACGCAATCGAGCACCGTCACTGGCGATAGAAACTGCGGACTCTTGTAATCGTCCGCAAGCGCCTTAGCACATCCCTCAAGCGCCGCGCGGTGGGATGCTTGCTCGATGGCGCGGGCGAAGTCGATTAACGCCGACTCACTAGCATCCAGATCGAAGCCTGTCGTTTCCAGATGCATGCGCTTGATGTCGTCGTCAGTCATGGCCGGCTCCGCTTGCAGGTTGCGCAGCGGTCAGATGGTTGCCAATCGCGTCAATAAGCTCCGTCTGCGCCGGGTGACCGTATTCGCTCGCATGCTGCTCAAGGTGATACTTGGCTTGACGCAAAAGTGTCAGCGCTACCTGTGTCTGTGCTGGTTGCGGGGCGGCGTAGACGATGCGCGTTGCGAAGCATGCCGGGTATTTCGCCATGTGGTCGTGCGCGTCTTTGCTGCAATCCGCCCACACGTCCTTATTCGCATGGATATTTTCTCGACACTGATAGATCGGCTCCGCTGCCACCTTTTCGGCGGTGAGAGCGGCGCGCATTTCGTCCATGCTTGCCATGTCGAACATGCCCGGAAATGCTACTGCTGCATCGTCTTCATCTACCTGCGGTGGAATCCACTTGATGCCAGCGGCGTTGCATTTGGCGATGATCTGTGCATCCGTCAACGATTCATGCGGTGCTGTCGTGCTGGCTATGAAGTCATAAGCCTCGATTGCCCATGCGTTCAGCCGGTCAACATCATCCGGGCCGTAATTGCTCATGTTCAATTCGATGTAATCGGCCAGCAGCGCTTCCCGCTCCCCAATCGCCCCATTTGCGGCGTCCTCACCGATATGCTGAGCGCGGCGGTTCCACCCGGCAATTGCCGATTGCTTGTGAAGACCATTCACCGCGTCAAAGCAACCCATCCGGTTGTTTGCGTAGCCGCGCTTTCCGTCAACGCCGCACACGGTGCACCGGACTAATGCAGCCCAGCGCGTAGCGTCCACTTCCTCGTATTCCTGCAACTCTGCTGCCCCGCCACAGAACGGGCACGGCTTCAGTTCCTCACCGCTCGGCTGAGTGTGATTTGTCGTGGTCATTTGCTGTCCTTTGCGCGAGCGAGTGTGTGGCGTGCGCGGCTCTGAACCCAATCTGCGAACTCCGTGTCATCTGCAAATGTCTCGTGGTCGAACCGCTTGGCATTGACGATGTTTTGCAGTTCCTTCACCGCCTCGTCTGCTTGCTCGGCGTCACCGCACGATTGCGCGGGAGCGGCGTATCCAATCTGCTCATACGCCTTGGCAATGACCTCGTGTGCCTTACCGCGGGCCTTGGAATCAGCCAGGGTCGAAGGCGTTTTTGTGAAGTGCTGCACCATCATTTGCAGCGTGTCGAGCAATTCACGTGTCAAGGCGTCCGCCGATTGCGCGGGAGCGGTGGGAAGGGGGCCAGTAACGCCAGCCAGCTCCCACGTCTCAGTCCTCAGACGGTGCTCGATTTCCTCGCAGGCAAGATCAAAGACTGACTCGGCTTGCGTTGGGATTGCCGTACCTGATTTCGAGAACCCTTGCTGCCGAACGGCGGCCACGATATGCAAGGCGCGCCGCTGCTCAAGCGCCACCGCGAGGTCAATCACGTCATCGGCCGTCACGGCAGGCTTGCTTGCAAGCAGGGCGCGTTGAGCCCACTTGACGGCCTTGGTGAAGCTCTTCAGGTTGCACGGGCAATATGGGTTGTCGGTGCTGAACGTGTCGCGCCAGCCTTTCTCGATCTGCTCATTGGTAAGCACTGCGTCTGTATCGGTATTCATGTCGGGTTCCTTGCGGGTGGGTCAGAACAGATGCGCTTGAATTCGACGACCCAGACCCACGGGTTGTCTGCCCATGCGGCGCCAGCGGCTGGCTTTAGGCCATCCCAAAGACACATGTAAAGTTCGCGGGGCGTCAGGGTCTCGTCGGCGTCGGGCACGTGACGAAGGAAGTCGATCCCTTCAGCTTCGGCGTCCGCGTCGCTGCAGTCCTGCAGACGCTCAACACGCACGCCGGTGACTTCGAGCGTGACGCGAGACGCCCAGCGCGGCATGTGGATGGACGGCGTCCAGACCAGCGTTTCATCCGGCCGCGATGCGCGAAACCAGCAGTTCGCCGCCTTATGGTTTTCCGGGTTGGCGCGCTCTTCGCGATAGCTCGGCAGGTCCGATCCGCTACCCGGGCCGACGTATAAAAACGTCTCGCGCACCCACAGACGATCGCCAGGCTTACCGTATGGGCAACGGATGTGCTTGCTAATAACGCTCTCAGAACTACCCCACGCCCATTCGCCGGTCGGTTCGTCGGCGCCGCGCGCGTCATCCGTGCCGCGAAATTGAAAAATGTGATGCGCTCCTGTCGGCTTCACGATGCGGCGCGTCTGCGTCTTGCTGCCGTCGAGCAGAGCGCGCACCATCGGGCCGCTGAACAGGATCGGACGTTCTTTGCTCATATTCCCTCGCCGGCATAGCCGAACTGTTGATAGAAAAGTCGTGACTTCGCATGGCGCTCGAAAGCGCCTACGATTGATTGTTGGGGGCCGCTGCATCGCGTTTTCATCGGGAACCGCTTGCGCCTATCCGATGCGATGCTGCGGCGGTAGTCGTCAGAAAGGCGCGTCGTCGTTCATGTCGTCAAAGCCACCGCCAGCCGGCGCACGTTGCGGAGCGGGACGTTGTTGTTGCGGCTTCGGTGCGGGCGCTTGCTGCTGCGGCTGCCCGCCACCAGCCAAATCAATCGCAGTGATACGGCCCGCTAGCTTCACGCCTTCCGTGCCGTCCGCCTTTTTGAACGTCTCGACGTGTGCGTCCTCGATTGCGACGGTCACGAGCGATCCTTTCGTGAGGTACGGTGCCAACACTTCAGCACGCTTTCCCCACAGTGCGCCGTCAACCCATTGCGTAGGCTTCTTGCCGTCGTCGCCCTTGCGACCGTAACTGAACGCCAGCGATACGCTTGCAACGGCATCGCCGCCCGTTGTATTGCGCACCTCAACATCGCGGCCAACGCGGGCCAATCCGAAAATTTGAATCATGATTCGCTCTTGTGTAAGTTAAGCGGCCATCGCCGCGATTTGCTTGTGAGTTGCATCGACTTCGAACAGGAACTGTCGAAGCTCTGCCTCGTACTCTTTGATCAGTGCTTCGTCGCGCTCCCAGCGAAACACGAATAGCTGGAGCTTCTCGGGCATCTCAGGATCGAACGAGACGAAGTCGACAAACTCCGCGCCGGTGATCAGCATGTTGTGCAGGACCTGGTTGACGTAAGTCGGTGGCACGCGGTTTTCGGTCAGGTACTTGAAGTGCGTTTTGCTTTTCGGGCACTTCGCCTCCCAAATGCCGAACCTGCCTTCGTCTTCGAGAAAGCCATCGACGCTACAGCCGGCCATCATGTCTTCCCGATAGACAAAGCCGCTTTCCTGAACCGTGATACCGGTTTGGATCTCATATCGCATCCGGGCAAATGGCTCCTGTTCATGGCCGCGTTCGGTGTCGTCGTTTGAAAACTCGTCGGCGCACGGCTTGCACAGCAGGCGCTCAAGCGCTAGCTGGACGCGGTAGTCGGCGCGCGTTGCAGCTTCGCCTGATTTAACCTTGGCAGTGACCGCGGAGGCCTTTGAACCGGTCGCCCTGCCCGAACGATCCGCGAACCATTCTGGCGTCCCCTGGGGATGCTCCGATACGATGAAATTCCGCTTCATTGCGTGCTCCTTTCGATCTCGGCCTTTTTCTTGTCGGCCATCGTTTTGAACTGGTTCCAGCTCGCGACGTCGCTAATGGTTTCGAAGGCGGCCCCGGCCAGCGCACGGGTCTTGCGAACGTCTTCCACCGTCTCCGCAGAATTAAGCGCTGCCTCCCACTTCATCCAGACGTCATCTGCGTTGACCTTGGCAAACCCTTGCGCGTCATCGTCCATTCCCTTCGTCGCAACGCCGGTAGCGGCTAGAAGGGTGTAGCGCTGCAGGTAACTGACCGTCGACGCAACCTGCTGAATGGCGTTCTTCTTGCCGCTGCTGTCGGGCATAGCCTCCATCGTGACTTTCTCGCTATGGCCCAGCACGTGCGTAATCACGCAGTCAACCGTGATCCGATCGCCTTCCTGGCTGACATCCCATCGGTGCGAGAGTTGATGTTTCGCCATGGCGGGACAGACAACCGCGGTCACATCGGATAGTTCGGCGTGCATGTACTTTGTTCCGCTGAACTCGACCGTCTTCTTTTTAAAGATTTCCAGCGGTTCCGATTTGAAGGCGGTCATGGCGGCGACGTATGCCTTGCGGGCTTCGTTGGTCTCCCATCGCTCCTGGAGCGCCATCAGCTTTTCCAGCTTCTCAAGGTCGGCCCCGCTCTCAACTGCGATACGCAGCAGGTCTGCAGGCGTGGCGCTAACGACCGCGCGTTGCTGCTGCACGGCGGGCGGCTTGGCGGCGGCTGCCGGTGCCACGTCAATATCGGTAATGTCGGCCATGGTGGCTACTGTCATGCTGCTTTCTCCAATTGATTTGCGGCGACGTTCTCGGCAGCCAGTTGCTCATCGGCTGCGGCATAGTCGAATTTCTTCATCCACTGCATGACGTCGCCAACGGTGACGCGGTAGTGAGCAGCTAACGTCTTGACCATCTCGACGTCTCCAGGCCCGTTCTTTTCAAACTCAACGCGCTGGCGCTCTGCCTCAGCAGCTTCGGCGGCGACACGCTGCGCTTCCTGCTCCGCAAAGATGCGATCCGCTTCCGCCCGGGCGATTCGTGCCGCCTCGGCTTCTGCCGCCTCACGCTTGGCGCGCTCTTCAGCTTCAATCGCTGCCAGCCGCTCGCGCTCTACCCGCTCCTGCTCTGCCCTTGCCGCTGCAATCTCCGCCTGCTGACGGTCGATCTCGGCCTGTTGCGCCGCCATCCGCGCTTCGTGCTCCGCCTGTTGCTGGCGCATCGCTTCAGCGGCACGCTCTTGCGCTGCTCGTTGCTCGGCTTCGACGCGTTCACGTTCCGCCCGGTCTTTCGCTTCCTGCTCGGCGCGGGCCTCAGCCGCCTTGCGCTCCTGCTCGGCGAGCTCGGCGCGATGCCGTTCAAGCGCCTCACGTTCTGCGGCGATTCGGGCCTGCTCTGACTCATGCTCTTTCTGCGCCGCGAACATCTCCCAAAGCTTGTGAATCGCAGCGAGCTTCGCAACCTCTGCTTCGCCTGAGAACTCCATGAAGCTGTCGAGCACGATCTCGACGGCCTCTAGACTCTCAATCGCCGCGCCAATCGTCTCGGATGACTTTCCAACCAGCATTGACGGGATGGCTTGTAATTCGGCGATTCGCTGGCGGATGGCCGTGATTCGCGCCGACTCGGCCAGCGCCTTCGCGATCTTCTCGTCGTCCTTGCGCTTTTCTTCCGCCTTGATCGCAGCATCGAAGCGCGATTCGAACGGCTCGATCTCGGCCTCGATTTCCTTCTGGCGCGTGTCCAGCAACTTGCCGATTTCCAGAATCGGCGCCTTGCGCTCCTTGCGGGCCTTCTCGCTCGCCACACGGATCTCGCGGAACGTCGCCCGGTGCTTCACTGCCACCGCCATACCGGCTGTCGTCGTCACATCGAACTCTGCCGCGGCGGCCAGCGTCTTGGCATCGGCCAGGCGTTTGGCGAACGGCTCGAACACAAGCTCAACGTACTTCGTCGGCTCGATCGTGATCAGTTGTTGCGGCTGCTCGGCAACCGTCAGTTGTGTTGTGTCGCTCATGCTGCCCTCAGTTGTTGTTCTTGCCATGCTGCAAACCTCGCCTCGTACACATCGAAGTACCCGGCGAACGTTTCGCGCAGCTTTGCTTTGTTGACTGGATCGGCCATCAGATAGCAATGGGCGAGTGACTGGACGAAGGAGCCGCCCTGCTTCTCCATGACGTGGATGGCGTTGTCGTAGTGGGTCATGCGATCTCCTTAGCGCGCGCAATAGCCCTGCGGCGCATGTTTTCGATGTCTCGCGGATTGGCGAGGTGCGGCGTCTTACCCCATGAACAACATTGCAACCACCAACTGTTCAGCCGATGCGGCGCACCGCCGACCACTACTCCACCGTCACGACCTCCCTGGACAGCGTGGAGTGTCGGAACTTGCCCGCAATAGAGGCAGGCGCAATGCTCAAGGCCCTCTATTCCGATGAGCTTTTGCTCGTAGTTCTTGATGGCCTTGTGCTCGACCGTCTCGCGCCATTGCAGGCCATCCGGCACGCTTACCCTGTAGCCGTCCCAATAGTCGAATACCGGAGAAAGCACGCTGCTATAACCAGCACCGCGCATCCGCATGTGAGCGGCGACGATTACAATCTCGCCCGGCAACGCAAGGCTAGGAACGCGCCATTCATATGCGCCTTCGGTCCCGGGCCGTCGCTCGGCGTAGTCGATCCATCCGCTCATGCCGCACCCCGTATCGTTCCCATCTGAACAAACTGGCGAGCGACGCTCGGCGGAATGTAGGCGCCGGAGATACGCACACGCGGCGTCAGGCGAGCGCGCTGCTCAAGCCATTTGCGCCGTTGCTCGCGATTAAAATGCGACCCGTACTGGCGAAGCGACTTGCGGAGAGAGAAAAGCTGTTTCATGTGCCCTCAGCTCGTGAGTGTGTGGACAGCCAGCAGCACCACTGCAACGACGATCGCGCCGCAGGAGACGCCGGCAATGAGTTCGTGTGTCTTGGCGGTCGCTCGCAAAAGATCGTTGTCGTTCGCGAGTCGGCGAAGTCCCTCGTCAGAAATGCAGACGGTGTAATCCTCGGTTTGCTCGTAGGTGGCGCTCATGATTCCTCCTCTTCTTCTTCCGGCTGCTCGTCCAGAACCTCGGCCTCGCACTGCGGGCAGACTTCGCGCACGTCTTTGTGCACTTCCTTGCTGCCCCAGTACTCGTATGCGCCTATGCCAAAGTCGACTTTCACCGTCTGGACATTGCATTGGCACTCAGGGCAATAGCCGTACTTCGTGTCCGGCTCATAGTCCGGCTCGTATGTGTCGTAGTCGCGCAGCGGCGCGATTTGCCTGTAGACCTCGGCATTGAAATGTTTGCCCACGGTAGGACTCCTCAATTCTGTTGAAGGTTAAGCCCTGGCGAGTAGCGTGCCGGTCCCCGGTTATCCGGCGTTCTTGCAGTGGGAATGCGCTACTCGTCAGGGCGCCGGTCTTTCCCGGCTGTCAGCGTGTTAAGAGGCTCGCAACTCTCGGTCTTTCCCGGCTGGCAGAGGCTTCGGGCCGCTCAGATGAGCCACGATACTTCGCCTCGGTTGCCGTCTCTCCGGCTGTCGCACCACTCCTTGTGCCCACTACAGGCCCGGCAGGTGTCGCGTTGAGTTCGTTGCGGCGTCTCACCGCTGCGGCTTATAGCTGCTAAGAGCGGCCGTCGCTTCGATATTCAGTCAAGCGGCCCAAACACCGCCTCACGAAAGCGCAACCACGCTTCCTCATCCCTTTCCCGCTGCGCCGCCATCTGCTCGTCAAGCCATGCGCGGGTGATCTCTACCCATGCGTCAAGTTCCGTTTTCATTTCACCCTCGCCGTCACGCAGTCAACAATGTCTCGCGCCGTCCTGAGCGCGTTCATTGCGTCGTCATCGATCTCAAACCCGAACTCGTCTTCGACAGTCATCGTGATTTCGAGCAGATCAAGATCGTCCATGCCGTACTCGACGGCCATCTGAGCGTCGAGATTCAAGCTGGCCGGCGTCGTGGCGAACTGCTCGGCGACGATGTGCCGCACCCGCTCCTCAACATTCCTCACTGCGGTTTCCATGCTTCCCTCCGCTTGGGTTCGCGGTTGCGGCGCTCGTCGGCACCGCGCACAAATAAAATGAGCACGATGTTCGCGATCAGGATGATGGTTATCCAGTGGTAGGTGTTCATTTGGCCTCCAGAAGGGCGCGACCTTCATCCATAAACTTGAGAATGTCAGCGGCGTTGTTCATCGCGGTCCAATACAGCTTTTCTAGCATCGTGTCCGTCAGCGCTTTCGGCTGGCTGGCGGGCTTGGTGTCGACTTGCGTGAACATCGCGTCATGCCATGCGATCTGCCAGGTGAACCAATCGACGTTTATTCCGGCTTCGCGCTGCTGCTCGAAGCCTTCACGGCATGCATGCGGGTTAATGGTTTCCATGGTCAGCACCAGGCAATCAGATCAAGTTGGACATACTCCGAATCCAGCACCCTGCCCGTCCGCGTTACCCGGTCGATCCGGTAGAGGAAACCAAGGTGCGGGATCGCCTGCGTCGCTATCTCCATGATGCGGTGGACTGCTCTTTGAGGGGTCATGGTTGGGTCCCGGTGGCTTTGGCGAGTGCTTCACGCGCAACCTCGCATGCCATGCCAATCAGGGCCATTAGCTCAACCGGGCTTCCGTGATCACATGCCTCAACTAATTCCCGGCATGCGTCAAAAAGATCCGGGGCGGCTTGAAACAAGCGAGCCACCGCCTCAGCCTCGCCTTGTGAGCAATCAGGTCCGCGCTGCACGCTGGCATAGATGCGGTTGCAAAATTGCTCCTCGCCCTTGCTCCAGCCTGCGTGCTGAAGCGCATAAATCGTCGAGCCGGTTCGCAGATATGGCCCCGGCGTATGCTTGATCTCGCTCATGTCACTCTCCCAGCGCCGTAGCGCTAAGTTGTACTAACGTGCGATCGCAGAACGCGGCACGCGGGTTGTTTGATTAGCCGCCTAGCGGGCGGCATTCCGTATCGCTATGGCCTGGTGGCCCTTGGTGGTATGCAGTGTTCGGGTGTGGCGACTGGACCGTCGGTGCACCGCACCGATATTCTTTCCGCGCCTTAAGCCGGCCTTAGTTCACCCAGCCGACATCCAATCGCCACGCCTGAAAACTGCCTCCGCACGGCTCCGGTCTGTTTCCCGTCACCGTGCGGTTTTGATCTGTCGCAGCGTTCCTCAGACTTCTGTCCGGTAGCCATACATCGGCCTAGCGCGGTTGGTCTGTGCTGCGTAACGGCCGATTCGATCAGGCCGGCAGAGCGAGTCCCGAAGGAGGCTCTGCGTATTCGGTTTTTAAAGATCGCAACTCGCTGTCACCGAGTTGTGCGCCGTTGCGCGGTGTTGCGGTAGTGCTTGGTATGGAGAGAATCATAGATCAATTTGATTTGCTTTGCAAAGCAAAACTTCATAAAAAGATTTGCTTGCACTGCAAAAATGTTTCTATCGGCTCGATAGGTCCGATAGAGCAAAAAGATTTAACAATCCGCTTCATTCGCCGCCTAGACTTCAGCGGTAGACAGGGAGAGCGCAATGACAGCTGAAGACGTGATTACCGTGTTCGAGCGGCTGAACATTGAGGGCCGGGCGGACGTGCCAATAGATGACGCGTGTGCCGGCTTCGCGGGGTGGCTGGCGGAGAACTGGGAGATATTTGAGGGGGATGACCTGGCGCTGCTGACGTCGGTCGGCGCTACGTTGTGGCGGGAGGGGTTTGCGCAGAGGCGGAAATGAAAAAGCCTGGCGCACGGCCAGGCTCCTTCGACATACCCCGTTTTGTGGTTTTTAGCGGTTACTAGTTGCCGCCGGCCAGGCCTGAGCCTGAGCGGTAGATCACCTCGCCGGCAATCTGCAGGCTCTCCAGCTGGTCTGCATGAATCACCTTGTCCGGGAACTCCGGATTGTATGAGTGCAGCCTGAGCGCCCCTTCCGGCTCTTTGAATATCTGCTTGACCAAGGGCTCGTCCTCAAAGACAACTGCGTAGATCAGACCGTCTTTCACCCGGGTCTTGCTCGAGCAGATCATCATCATGTCGCGGTTGAACAGGTATGGCTCCATGCTGCGGCCGTGTACCTGGGCGAGCTTGCAATCTTGCGGTCGTACTCCCAAGGCGCGGAAAAAACCAAGGTCAAACGGAAGCGCCTTCTTCTGCCTTACTTCCCACTGAATCACGCCAGTCCCCGCCGAAAAACGATAGTCAAACCGGTCAATCCAGACCCGATCCTCATCGATCTCAAGATCCTCCGGCGCCTCCCAGGTGACTACATTACCTTGGTCGTCGGGAAGCAAACGCTTAATCAAGGCATCTGGTTGACTTGTTTTTGCCACATCGTTTTGCTCTGAACTGTGCTGTACGTCTAGCCACCCTTCAGGCCGCGCAAAGGCTGACTCGATCCGCCTGGCCAGCTTATCGCCAATGTTGCGAGTGGGCGCAGGCCCCATAACCTGGTTGACCTGCTGCGTGCTGCTGTCGATCCTGCGGGCGAACTCCGCCGGCCCGTCCGTCATCAACGAACGTGCGTTCTCCAGCCTGATTTCCTTGACTGTTTTCATGGGCCGAATGATGGGCGCATCAATCATTTTGATCAACGTGCAAAAAGATTTGCTTTAGCACATCAAACCACTTGATGTGTATATCGTTTTGATCTATATTGGCTACACACTTTGATTTATTGGTAGCCACATGGATCTCCGAACGTACTTCCAGACGACGAAGCCTGCCGAGCGCGAAGAGTTCGCGAATGCCGTCGGCGCCAAGGTCGATTACCTGTACCTCTGCTCTCGCGGAACGCGAAAACCCGGACCGGAGTTGTGCAAGCGCATTGTCGCTCATGACGCCAGGTTCACGCTTGGAGAGCTCAGGCCGGACATCTGGGGTGATGGCATTGAGGCCATCGCATCCATCGACGACACCCAACCGCCCGTAGGTGTGCGGGGATCGGCTAGAAAAACCAAAGACAGCAAAAAGCAGCACTAGGGGCGACATAGACGTAACAGGGTTCACCGAAGCATGGGGGCGTTTTTTCATAAGTTGTAGAGCCTGAATGGCGGCATGAACTGTCGCCATTTTCTCCAGTATGGACCGTCAACGCCTCGCAAGAGGCACAAACCATAGGAAAGGTGAACAACATGCAGCAACGTGAAATGCCCATGCACGGCGAGGTAAAGAAAG